TATATCCCCCTTTATTAGTTATTGAGTCCAATAAACCCAAGCATAGATAGTACCACTGATAGTTGCACCACCAGTAGTAATAACGATGTCAGTTTGTGAGCTTACTTTGTAACCTACACCAGTTACAGCAGTTGTTGCTGCTCCAGTAGAGCTACCACCTAACATTGATTGAGTTTGTCCAGCAACATTCCATGTGCCAACAGCAGCTAAATATCTATTATCATCGCCTGAATCGCCTACAATTAATGTAGATGATCCTCCAAGAGCATCAGCTTTGATAACTACATCATGTATAGTTGCTCCAGCTGGTATTCTTGCGATTGTGATATCAGAACCACTTGCAAGGGAAGATGCTTCGTATGTATCGTGCCATACCATCATAGGAGAATTGTTTCCGCCATCGGCATTAACCGCTGGTACAGAATCCAGATTTGTTATCGCACTTGATTTTACACTTGCCATATCTTATCCCTCCTACTCGTTACAAGGAATCTGAACAACTTTTTCTTCTTCCATTCTAGTTGCACCAATTGACATACAATAATAAACTTGTGTGCTGTAAGATTTATCAGCTCTTTCGTCTATTCTTGCAGTTACATCCTTGCCAATAGCAAGTTTGATAGCATCTTTTGTGAAAGCAAAAACTAATCTGTCGTCAGTATTACTTGCATCAAAGTTTAATCTGTTTGACATAATAAATTTAAAACCTAGGTAAGAGTCAATTTGACCTTGTGCTAGAGCTTTAACAGTATTGAAATCAGAAGATTTAACTTCAGTTGTGTTGAGCAAATCACTTATTTGAGTTGCTCCGCATACAATATATCTTGGTATGCTTGGATCTACGTCAGCTAAATCCATTTTCTTCTTTGCATCAAGAAGTTTTGCAACAGTTAAACCGTCAGATTGGTTTGAAGTCGCAAACTTTTGAGTGCTTGGAAGTGCAACAGAAGTGCCGCCAGTTTCTCCAGAATAGGCTGTGCCGCCTAAAGCTGTGATGATAACATCATCCATTGATCTTCCCATAGCTGCCGCTGCTGCTTTAGCATAAGAGCTAGTTGGATCAATTAACATTCTCACTTTATCCGCATCATCAATTAGATCTGCCCACTCATAATCAGCCAAGCTAACTCGTCTGCGTGAGTGTGGAGTATCAATTTGCGGAGTCGAAGAATGTCTGGATGTACGCACTTGTGCAGTAACACTGCCAACTTGATCAAAGTACGCATTTTTTCCAGTAATGCTTTCAACATCTACAGCTTCACGCAAACGGCTACCCATTTGTTGTGAAAGCATTTGTACATTAGAACCATACTGCTGTACAAAAGCTGTAGTAATTTGATTAGACATAATGTCCTCCTTATTCAAATTATGGTTAAAATGTTCGAGAATTATCTACTATTGTAGGTTCATCTGCATTTTACAACTGTTAGTTGATCTTCTATTCAGATTGTCAAATAGGATGCTTACGCACTACCCCATTGAAACTTTTGCATTAAAGAGATCTGTCATTTCCTTGACAGCTGCTTCGTGTCCAGGATGTTCTTTGTTATGATAAGGATGAGTTTTATCAAACATAATCTTATCAATTTCTCTTTGTGCTTCTTGTGGTGTTATAGCACTGGTATTTTCTTGTCCAGCACTAATATTATCTTCACTAAATTTTTCAGACATATTTGCAAGTGCCTTAATAAATCCAGGATGATTACCCACTGGTGTTCCGTCTTGTAATTTAAGTTCAGCTAAATCATTTGCAAAAAAAGTTTTAAACACATTATTTGCTGCATTAACTTTTTTATCATAAGCTAAACCAAATTCTTGTCTTAATTCAGTTTCGTTTTTGCTACGAGTTAGAGCAGAATTTTTTTCTGCTTCTTCTCTCGCACCGCTTTCTAGTTGACCATAATAATCTAAAATGCCCTGGGCTTGTTTTGGTAATAATCCAAGTCCATGTGCATGATTTAAAAAATTTTTTACTGGTTGAGGATCTGCACCTTCTGCTAAATTATAATTTACTCCATAATCATCAGCTGATTTTGGCAATCCTAATTTAGTAAAAGTTTCTTTCCAATCATCATCTGTAAAATTGTTAGTTGGCACTGCCATTTTATCTTGCCCAACCATTCGCTGTGCATGAATAAAACTTTTTGCCAATTGACTAGCATCACTAAAATTTTTTAATGATGGTTCGTTTTGCAATTCTTCTGGTAATGTACTTATAAAAGATTGTGGTTGTTCTGTAGTTGGTTCAGATTGCACCGCTTCTGGTGCAGTTGTCTGTTCTTCACTCATTTTTTCTCCATGTTAGGCTTTAACATTCCTTTTATGTATAATGTTACAGCTCTCATTCCTTCCAAATATGCAGCTCTACTTGAATTAGTATCAAAGGTAGAAGAATGAATACCAGTTCTTAATTCAAGATCTGTTAAAACTTCTTTACCTTCTTTTGTACTAAAAGCTATTTGATAGCTTCTTCGTAATTCTTTTAAAATTAATTCTGGTTGTTTATCCTTGTTCTCCACTGTTTATCTCCCTTAATAGCGGAGCTGCTTTACCACCAGCTTCTGCCATTTGGGATGCCTGGTCGAGTTCAGCTTGTTCAGCCGCAGCTGCCGCTTGTTCTTCTCTAATCGCAGCAACTTCTTGATCAGATCGTAATACTTTTCGTGGTACTCCTAATACATCAGTTATATGTTTAACTAATTTATCAGAATCTAGGTAATCCATCACTGGCAACATTTGTGCTAGTGGTGTGATAATTTCTAAAGATCTTAAAATAGCTTGTACATCCCCAGTGCGTTGCGATCTGGCAAGAGGAGATACATATTCAATGTCAATTGTTCTGCCTTGCAAACTTACTGGGGGTGTTGGTAATAAGCCTTTACGCAGCATAATATTAAAAGATCTATTGATTAATGGTTGTAGCATTTCTGCTTGTAATCTTCCTAAAACTGGAGCTAGTAATCGCATCTTTTCTTCGTTTCTTTGCATTACTTCTGTTGCTGTCATTCGTGCATCTTGCGACATAAGTAATTGATCTACGAAATATGCTTGTCTTATAGCTTGTCGTCTTTGTTCTTCTAAATTTAATCCTACTGGAGTGTTAGCTCCTATTTGTAAAGGTTCTATTCTATCTCTCGTACCACTTCTGTAATAGTTTAAACCACCTGGTTGTGTTCTTACTGGTAAAATAAAACTATCGTCTGGTACAAGTAATGGAGGATCTACCATTTTTTGTGCCGCTTTAATTGTTGTTTCAGACATTTTGTTAATCATTTTGATGTCTGCAAGTGCGGTCATACTTGGCGATCTACCATATATTTCTGATGATGATTTTAACCATCTAGGCACAACAAAAGGAAATTCGTTGAAGCCAGATAAAGTTATAATTTTTTGATCTTCATGGTCATAATAGATTGATGCAAAAGGCATCGAAGTATTTTCTAACTTGTATGGGTTTTGATTATCGTTTGGTTTTACACAATGATGTAATGTAATTTCATCGTATGGTTTTTTTTCTGCAATCTCTAATATTCTTTTTGATAATTTTTCTCCAAATCGTTGATATGCAGCTCTCGCTGTCATTTTAAACTCTCGGTGGACAGTATCGACCACTCCTTTATCATTTTCTGCTACATATATTTCTTTAATGTGTCTTGTTGAAAATCGTAAAAACTTATCTTCATCTTCTTCAATCATCATCGCAGAAGTTCCAAAAGTAACTAGGTCTGTATAAAGTTCATGTATTTCTTGTTGAAAATTTGACCTATCAAGAGCAATATACATTGTTGTAGTGCAACTCTCTAACCACTCCCTACTTTCCTCATCCATGGACAGATTTTCGTCTTTAAAACGCATACTGAACCATGGTGTAGCTGCGTTAGTTAACATTCCATGTAAAGATGATGATAATAATTCAGCTGCATGAAGTGCAGTTCCATCATAAATAAATTCAGTTCGTTTATCTCCAGATGATCTTGATTTATTGACATCAGCTCTACGAGGTAAAACATAATCAGCTATTTCTTGCCAATGACTTTCCCAATTCTGTCTTTGTGTTTTTAATTTACTAAATTGGTTCGATAATTCTCTTGCGTTCATTTATAATCCTAACTTATCTTTCAGTGAGTTGCCTTTTTGTAATCCTAACACTCCAAAAACATTATTTGTTTGTGTAAATTTTTTACCTTCTTGTCGTGCTTGAAACTTCATATCCGATACTTCTGTTGCTCGTTGGCTGCCAATTGTTGCATCAAAATATGCTTTACCAGAAGCAGCTCTAGCAACAGTTCCAACTGGTGTACCTCCAGCCATTAAACCCATTACAGCAAAACCAGCTGCTTTAATTTTATTTTGTTGCTTTAACATTTCTTTTGATACTGGCACACTACC